ACTGGAACTCTTTGATAAGAATTGCCCTGCCAGATTATTTCTGAATTTGAGTTCATGTTTGAACCAGCATGAAATCTGTAAACTGTAGGAACATTTGATGGGTTTCCTGTGGCATAATGCAAACCCTCTACAAGTTCAAGAACAAACAATTCAATTCTTGCACTAGGGTTAAGTTTTTGTAGTTCCGATACTGGTATTGCCATTATGGTTCTGCGACTTGTTCAAAAGTTAAATTCATAGTAACCCTATTACTCAAGATTGCAGTTCTACTTCGTCTTGTGCATATAAATTTTAATGCTGAAGAGTGATGCGGTGGTGTGAAATCAAAGTTTTCCTGATCATCAAATCTAGCATCTAAAAAAGTGTCTATCGTGTCAGCATCTGTAGTTGAAACATTAAAAGTTAAATTCAAAGTAATTAATTTTTTATTTGCTGGCAACCCTTGAACTAGTCTTTGTTCATAGCCATCACCTAATTTGATTCTTAAACTATCTTGTTTGACAGTTTCCTGTGTTGAATATTGTGGGCTAATGCTTGGAAAAGTTGCCATTATGCTAATAATCCTCCAGCACGTTTTTGTTTGATAATTTCTGCTTGTATTGCAACTGCAATTTGCTGTCCTAACTCATTACCTCCTGTTGATGAGCCACTTACAGCACTTCCAGAGGCATCCACTGAAACATTAATGATATTTGTGACGCTATCACCTCCACCGAGTTTACTATTTGGAATAATATTTCCAGCAGAGTTGGGAACGAAAAGTTCTGGGCCTTTTTCACCAACAATTGAAGCCTTGCCAACAGGTGGTCTGCCACCGTTCGCAAAACCAATAGCACCACCACTTAATAAACCTGATTGAAAAGGTATGAGTCCTTTATCCGTGGTGCCTTTAAAAAGACCTCCAAGTCCTCCTCCTCCTCCTCTTCCACCAAATATTCCACCAAGTGCCTTTCCAAAGAAATTACCAATTCCAGAAACTGCACGTTGCATTGCAAGTTCTACAAGCTGCCTTTTAAGATTATTTAATACACCAGTTGCAGCTTCAGCTAATGATTTAGTTCCCATAACAGCATCAGTCAGTCCAGAAACAATACCTGATTCTATGCCTTGCCCTATTTCCATAAATTTTTCTTTCAACTCGTCTGCTTCAGTCTTTACATTAAATAATGAATCAGCAATATTATCTGATCCAAAACTAATCTCATCCATAAGAAAACTTGTTTCTCCTAAACTTGTATTAAATAAATCTGATATTGCAATATTACTTTCTATAGCTGTTGTTGTTGAATTTGTTTTATTCTCTAGGTTTGTAATTGGTTGTTCTGTTTTCTTCAGGTTTTTATTTAATTTATTGGCACTGTCTGATGACTCATTTAAGTTTTCAGTTATTTTTTCTGTTTTTTCATCTTTTTGGTTAAGGAACTCAAGTTCTTTTACCTCTAAAGCCTCTTTTATCTTTCTTGCTTTTATTTCTTCAAATATTTCTTTTTCTCTTTTACTTTCTTTTGAAAAAGGCAAAATAAATCTTTTTCCCGTTTCTTGCTTAACTTGCTCTCTAGCCTCTCCTCTTGATTCCATAGCGATATTTGCCAAGTTCAATCTGCCGACTTTGTTTGCCTGACCAACCCTTTCTACAAGTTTTGTAATTTGTCCAACCGCACTTATTGCAAGATTCAGAACAGTTTTTATTTCATCTCCAAGCTCATCACCAACAGTTCTTGCAAGAGTTTCTACCGTATCAACTAATGTACTTAATCTTCCATTTAAAGTGTCTGCTTGTGCGGTTGCACCACCAAAAAATGCACCCCCTTCACTTGTTAAATTAATCATTGCCTGATTAACTAAATTTGCTCCAATTTCACCTTTTCTCATAGCTTCAGCAAAAGCATCGCCTTGCAAGCCTGTGATGCGTTTAAGTTCTGTTGTTATATCGACTCCTCTTTCTAATAGCTGTAAATTTTCTTCTTGTTGAAGTTTTCCTTTTGCTCTAATCTGTCCAAAAGCTGTGGCTATTCCTTGTAAGTCAGCACCAGTTGCACCAGCAATCTCAGAGAGTCTCTTTGTTGAATCAACCAATTCCTCTGTTTCAAAACCAAACGCTTTGAGTCTTTTTGTCTGTTCAATTAGCTCGCTGCTTGTAAACGGAGTGACAGCACCGAAGTCTTGTAACTCTTTAATAATTTTATTTGTTTTTTCTATTGATCCTGTCAAAACTTCTAAACTCTTTCTTTGAGTTTCAAGCTCTGCTGTTTTAACAAACACAAATCGAGTCGTGCCAACAACTGCTAAAGCAGTAAGAAGTGGCCTTAAAGCACCAACTAATCCTCTAACACCTGTTTGGGCGGTTTTTGCAGACCTTCCAGTATCTCTTAAAGATCTATTTGATTTATCTAAACGATCTTTTAATGTGTTTGTATTTTTACTTAATATTTTTGTTTGATCATTAACCCTTTTTAAAGGATTTATAGCATTTTGTGCATCAACTATTAATCTGACTGTTGATTGAGCCACAGAAACAAATAACCTTTATTATATACTACCTTGATTTGTTCTTTTGTCGCTGCATTTCTTTTTTCTCTCTTTCATTTTTCAAATCATAATATGCAGCCCAATAAATCAACTCTTCTTGAGTTATCAAAGTTCTTAACTCATTTAATGTTTTACCAAGTTCTGTTGCTAGGAAAAATTCAAAGTTTAGCCAACCATCCCCTTCTATTCGTTTTTTGCTTTTGTGATATCAACATCAATATCCATCATAAATATTTCAATATCATTTAAAACTTTCTCAGGAATTTGTCTTTGAAGCATTGGTGCATCTGACATATCAAATGCTGGTGAGCCATCTTCTTTTTGTGCTACTTTACATAAAAGTTGTGTTGAGATAGTTAAAGCCTCATCTGTACCAGCCAGTTGCTGAGCTTTTTGTCTATCGAATCTTGTTATTGGTGGAAAATATAAAGTTGTTAAAATTTTGCCTGATGAATCTTTAAGATCATATTTGCGTCTAGCGGACATCTCATCTTTGAATCCTCCAATGATAAGGTCTGCTGTTCTTTCTGTAGGCATAAATTAATTAAATAGCTGAGGTTATAGTACCGCTTGGTTTAAATGTGATGCTAATAGTGTTTACATCACCTATTGATGAACTTTGTTCAAAGCTTGTTATAAGGCCACTAAAGCTAATTTTTGCAGAGCCACTTGCACTGTCAGGGAAAAGTTCAAAAGCTGCTGTTCCAGCATCACCTGTTGTTAATACACCATCAACAAAAGTTGCAGTTTCACCAGACGCTGCATTGTCATAAACTAACTCAGCAGAACCCTCGCCTTCGATTAGACCACCAATAAATTTTTTAAAAGTGTCACCTTGTACAGTCGTTTCTTGTGTGTCTTTGGTGATTGACATTGACCATGATCTTGTACCTAATACAGGGTTGACTGATGATCCACCATCATCAAACTTAACCTGTCCAACATCGCCCTTTACAGCAGCCATAACAATAAAAAGAAAGATTTATAAATATATTAACCTTTTTTTTGTTTTTTTACATCTTTTTTAAGTGCCTCTTGTTTTTCCATGAATCTTCTACATTGATTATCCCAATATTGTGGTTCTCTTCTGCCTTTAACTGCTTCTATAACATCAAGCATTTTTTCTGTAATTTCCATTAAAGATCCTCATAAATATTAAATGTAATTCTTATTTGAGTTTGAAATTTTCCTTCAGGACTTGATGATAAGACTTCAGGTCCAACTGGAGAATCAAAAATTACATTTGAAACGGTCACCCTATTATACAAATCCCTTAATCTTTTACCAATTGTGTAATTAGATCCAGCACCAATTCCCTCTTCAGTGAAAATATTTAAAACTATTAAGCCCACAATATTATTAAAAGCATTTGATGTATCCCCTTGAGTTAAATATTGATTAGCTCCAAAACTAGTTAAACATTGAACAAAAGTGTCCTCCGCAGTTGAATCAAAAGCCATGTTGTTAAATACAACAGGAATAGCAGGGCTTGAAGCTAACTCTGTTGCAAGTCTGCCTTCGATAGTTGATCTGACTGTGTTTAAATCAATTGCAGCCATTATGCACTCCTAAATTGATCTGCAATATATTGTTCTAGTTGTTTTGCAATAAGTTCTGGATATCCTTTTATTGTGTTTGTTTCAGGTCTTGTTCTATATTTACCTCCCCAACTTGGTGGCAAATTTGTGCCATAAGCAACAGGCTCAGCATATTCAACATCAGTAAATACAACTCCAATAAAGGGTTTTATATCACTCTCCCAAGATCCAATTAATCTACCAGTATCAACTGGTGTGAAAAATTTAATATCTTTTTCTGCTTTAAAAGTTGCTTTTCGAACGGTATTAATTACTTTTTGCTCAAAGTGATCACCAATTCCTGTCAGCTTAATTTCTCTAGCCATAATTACCTCAGAACAAGATCAAAACTTACTGGAGTATTATTTTGCTCATTTATCGTCACTTGAATAATTTTAAACTCAACGCTGCTTATAACAACTCGGTCTTTAGTTGTTGGAACAAAAGTGAGGTCGCCAGCCGATATTGTTAAAATCTTATCTTGAGACTCAATGAGATCGTTAACCTCTGATCTCGAAACATTATCTAAAACGCCCTTTATAGTTGTATCGGAAGTCGACTCAGATATAGCACCAGTTGTTGTGTTATAAGTGCCAGCAGTAACCTGTCGAATAGTTACATCTCCTCCAAGTTTGCTCAAAGTTTTTGATGCAGCTTTTTTAAGAGCGTTTGCAAGACTCATAATGAATAAGCAATAACAGTTCCACTGTCAAGTTTGACGCTG